TGCGGCGACCTTGGCTGGCGCCGGAAACCTGTCAGCCGCGGGCACGCATACTCCGACTGCTTCGGCCACGCTCGATGGCAGCGGTATGCTCCAAGCTGAGTCAGCGACCGCGGGTGTCGCCAGCGGGGCGGCAATCATTCGTGGTGCAGGAAGGCTCGCCGCCATTCCCGTTCAGGTCGATGTGGCCGCGGCAGCACTGGACGGCACGGGTAGCACTAGCAACGCGTCAGTGACGCGGGACCTCGCCGCCGCAGCTATTGATGGTGGGGGCACGCTGAGCGCTGGCGGCGAGCACACCCCGCAGGCGACAGCGGCCTTCGACGGCCGAGGCGCCATCACTGCAGCGGCCGCTCACACGCCATCCGCCACGATCTTGTTTGCTGCCTCCGGCAGCTTCGCTGTTGATGCAGCTTCGGGTGCCCCGGCAGGCTTAGGGACGCTGACGGGACTTGGCACGTTATCGGCCGATCAGCTCAATACGATCGACGCCGCGACTGCCATACTTGCTGGTAGCGGCGCGGTCGTCGGCACCGGCATCCCAGCACAATTCGCTGACGGCACAGGCGCGGGGACTGGCGCGGTCATAGCGAGCGCCGTGCTAATCGCGGCTGGAGCCGCGACAGTCACCGCCAATAGCTCGTTGACTGCGAACAGCGTCGTCCGTCAGGCAGCCTCCGTCGAGCTAGACGGTGCTGGCGAAGCAACCGGCATTCCAGTCCAACGCATGGCCGGGGCTGGCACACTCTCTGCCAACGCAATGGTTATCCCCGCACCTGTGCAAAACTGGTCCACCGCCGCCGACCTGGCTGGTGAGAGCGAGACCGTCGGCATTGGCTCTTGGCATCCGTCCGCGACGCGGACCACGTTAGATGGCGGTGGCACGCTGCTTTGCAGTCCGCACATCATTCCGCCCAGCCTACCTTGGGCCAGGGCTGGCCGTGGTGGTGCTTTAGCACGGACAGGAGGTGACGTGGCCTCGCCAACCAATCGCAGGTATTCAGGTCAGGCGGGGGAGAGAGAATTGGCATGACGTATAGCCAGAGCCTGGAGATCACTGATGTCGCGGATACGCAAGACCTCACCGTTCTGGCCACCGCCAAGGACGAACTCGGCATCGCACAAGCTGACACCTCGCAGGATGCGCAACTCGCGCGGTGGATCCACGAAGCGTCCTCGCTGATCAATTCGCAAGTTAATCGCGTGCTCGGGCGCGAAACGGTGCGTGAGACGTTTGAGTGCGGTTACTGCGGTCATATCGGTCCATTGCCGCTGTCGCGCTATCCGGTCGCCATCATCGATAGCATTTCAAGTCCAACCCAATCACTCTCAAACACCGACTATCGGTTGGATGCGAATAAGGGTCTGCTGTATCGCAACTTCGGTCGCTGGGTCGGCGAGATCGTCGTTAATTATCAGGCGGGCTATCAGCTGCTTCAGGAACTGCCCTACGGCTTGGAACGTGCGTGTCTGCAGCTGATGCGTTATCGGCAAACGTCGGCGCTGCGCGATCCGTCAATCCGCAGCGAAGAAGTGCCCGGTGTCTACAACGTGTCGTATTGGGTGGGCATCGTGCCCGGATCTGATGCGGCGATGCCTGCCGATGTGACCAGTATGCTCGCACCGTATCGCGATCTTCCCATCTAAAGGAAATCGTCATGTCCGATATCCTGCGCGCCTCGGAGGAGCGTCGACGCCGCGCGCTCATCGACAGCGCGATATCGGTCTCGCATTCCAGAGCGGAACTGGTTGGCCATCTCGAGGGAGAAGCCGATGTCTCCGACGTTGCAAAAAGCCTGGAAGGCAAGGCGCTGCTCGCGTCCAAGAGCCCGTGGATTACCGTGCTGGCTGGTGCGGTCGGCTTCCTGATCGCATACCATACCTTGCATTTCGGCTACTGGGGCACCGGCCTCGTGACCATCGTCAGTGCGCTGTTTGGCGGATACATCGTTCGCGTAAGCACTCGCGCGCCGATTACCGGCATCATCCGGCCGGGTTCGGTGTGACATGGATGCCAGCGGCTTCGTCCGTATCATCGCTGGCGCAAACGGCCCGGTGCAGGCCATCACGCTGCGGCGCGTTGGATCGGCCGACGTGCCCTGCCCCGCCGCCGTCATCATCGGTGGCGCATCCGAAATCATTGGTGACGTGCAGCAGACGGGCGACAAGATCATGCTGTCGGATCGCCAACTGAACGCGGCCGGGTGGATCGAGGAGCCGCATCATGGGGATCAGGTCATCTATCAAGACGGCCGCGTGACAGTGGTTCAAGGTAGGGCCCAGGTCTTCATGCTCGAGTCGGATCGGGTGTTCATTCTTCGTTGTATAGGCGGCTGACGTGTCTCCGGAAGTCTATGCCGACGTCAAGTTAATCATTGCCGCGGAAGCAACAGCACTTGGCCTGCCCGTGCAATGGCCGAACATCGATTTCACACCACCAGCGCCGCCATCTTTGTGGCTGACGATCGACCTGGCAGCAGAGGCATCCGAGACCATCGAGCTCGGCAATAAGCAATGGGAAGAGCAGGGCGCGATCTGGCTACATGTGATGATCGGGTTGAACAGCGGCATCGAACTGGCGCTGTCCTATCGTAAGGCGCTCGCCAATGCCTTTCGCTCCGCAATACCGACCACCGTCGGTCTCTACTACGGCTCGCATGCCTACGACCCGCTAAGTCCGGACGATGGCGTCTGGCGGCGGCTAAGCGTGGCGATTTCGTATCGCTACTACGACATCAATACTGCCGACGTTCATGGTAGCGCAGCCTTCCCGGGTGTCGCCGATATGGATGCCACCGCGGCGTAACGCGTTTCCCACGCACTAATATCAGCTTTGGTAGGAGTCACCCACATGAGTGGTAGCACCACCGTGCCGACGATGGACGCATTCAATGCGGTCGTATCCAAGGTGGATGCGCTGAATACCCGCGTCACTGCGCTCGAGCATGGCGCCCCCCCGGTTCCGCCGAACCCCGTGAAGCCACCATCCGCCGATGGCACGACGGTGACCAACACGACAGGGGAAATTGTCGACGGTAAGCACCGGACGTTCAAACTCACCGGCCCGGCAAGCAACTACCAAATCAGCACCGACGGCCAGGTCTCCGGTGGGATGGTGGTGCGGCTCTATGCCAAGGGCCAGCTCTGCTACCAGGAGAACGTCAACCACGACTGGTGGGTAATGCCGCTCGCGGCGACCACCCACGGCGACGACAACTGGGTGGGATGCCCCAATCCTACTGGCGTTGCTCCGCCTATACCCCCGATACCACCTGTCGTCGCGGGTGTTCCTGCGGCCGCTGCAGCGGTAGGCTTCACCAAGCTGACGCATGGTCCGGATGTCACGCTGGGAAAGAACTGGTTCCCGGTGCCTGGCGGTAGCCAGAACGTATCGCAGCAACCCGACGGCTCAGTGCTTGATCGAGGGCCGACTGACCAGGGTGCGTGGCACTACAACGACCATTTCGGCACCGACCACAACCTCAATGGAGGCTTTGGTGGCTTGGCGTTTGGTGGCGGCGGCTATTTCGAAGTCACCATGTCGATCCAAAACCGCATTAAGGGCTGGTGCAATCCAGGCTCCGATCCGAACTGTAAGGGTTGGCCAGCGTGGTGGAGCAATAGTGTCGAGGGTGATTACGGAATCCCCAACAATCTACCAGATGGCATGGGCATCGAATATGATGCCGCTGAGTTTCTTGATGGAGGGACCAACAAGTTTTCTGCAGGGATAATCCTATGGAACGGCTCTGGCGGCAACTACAATAATAGCCAGGCTGGTCAGGGCAACGGCTTCACTGGGCCGGCTAACTTCAACTTCGCTGAGAAACACAGGTATGGATGGCTGTGGGTTGCAGCGACGGATACGACGCAAGGCTATATCAAGAACTACATGGACGGCGTCCAGTTCGGTAGGACCTACACCTGGAGTAAATACAAGGGCGGTAACTGGGAGCAGACCAAGAGCGACCCATGGAGCCCAATGGACATGGGGCACCATCGCTTGATGCTTGGCACTGGGCCAGAAAACCCTATGACGGTGTATTCGGTCGCGGTCTGGCAGAAGGACGACAGCCACAACATCCGACGTGGTGTGCCGCTACCCGGCTGACGCCTACATCAAGCCCCCGCTCATAGCCGCATCGCCGACGGCTTTCCTATCGGCAACATCTGAGAAATCGACGGTCTGTCTGGCCAAGCGGCGCCCCCCGCGCTTGGTCGATACGCCGCTGTAGCGCCCGCCGGCTGCGTCAAGTTCCGGCATTTCTTCCACACATACGGAGGGCAATGCCGTGGTTGCGACGACGGGCTATAAAGCTGCTTTAGAGACTAATGGCACGCAAATCTCTTACGGCATTGAAGCCGCATGGGGAACGGCGGCGGGGCAATTCCAAGCGATCCGCTCTGTGTCGAGCACCCTCGCGGGCGCTCGCACTACGCAGCGACCGTCGGAAATCACCAGCACGCGCGAAGCGGCGCAAGAAGTAACCACGCAGATCACTGCTGGCGGCACGATAAACTACGCGTTTAGCTCCACGACATTCGACGATATCGTGTTTGCCAATGTGCTGCAGAATGAGTGGGGTTCAACGCTCTCCATCAATGGCTCGAGCGGTGACATTACACTGACCATATCGTCTGGCATGGCGACGCTGTCGTCGTCCACTCCCGGTAAGTTTGTCGGGCTGATCAACAAGCAGTGGATCCGACTGCTCGGCTTTTCGCTCGGGGCGACCCTGAGCGACGGCACCGTCGCCAACAACGGCTGGTGGTTCATCGAAAATCGTGGCTCCAGCCCGGACAATGTGCTCAGTTTGGTCGGTCCTAATCTGGCATCGGCGGTGACCGAAACACCTACCGGATCGGCGGCGAAAGTGCGTGCTTGCACAATAAAGAATGCTTCCGTATGCCGGACGTTCTTTGTTGAGCAGAAACTCGACACTTCCTTGTTTTTACAATACCCCGGATCGTATGCGGCGCGTGCGACGCTGACCGGCGGGCTCGGTGCATTTACCACTGGCACCGTCGACCTGGTAGCCAAGACAGAACAGAAGGCCACATCGACATCGTCCACCGGCGCGGTGCTTGCTGCTCCCACCGGAAGGGTAATTGATCCTGTCGGCGGCTTCATCGGCGCATTTTGGAACGGCGCCGTCTTGGGCACCTGCGTTGAGAACTTCGCCATCACCATGGAGAACACCGGTGCGGCGTCGGAATTCTGCATGGGTGACACCGCAGCGCACGGCATCCTGACAGGGACCTTTACCGCTAGCGGAACCATGCGTTGTTACTTCAATGATTTCACATTGTTCGATAACGTTCTAACTGAGACTACCGGTGAATTGTCTTTCTTGATGAAAGATTCCACCGGCTATTCTTATGCCTTCACCTTCCTCGATGCGCGCTTGAACGGCCGAATTGTAATTGGCGGGCCCGGGCAACCGGTCTCGGCCGAATACACTATCTCGGGCGGCCCGACGTCTGCGGGCACGTTCGTCATCGATCGGATGGCCGCTTCGTAATCGAATGGTTGCCCTCGGCTGGGGGCGATCAAGGGCGGCGAAGGTTTCCTCCCCAACGGAAGACGGACCCGCCTGGGCGCGGTGGTAAGCCGGGGGGCCTCGCCACCGCGCCTTTCTTATGTTCAACAGGAGAATATGCTTGGTTAAGCTTTCAGAATTCGTGACTGATCCGCGCGCCATGCTCGATGGCATGTGGGTCAGGGTCGACCCGGCGAAATACGGTGAATTGGAAATCCTGTCGTGCGGCTTTACCGACGAGATGCTGGACGCGCGCGCCGAACTGGAATGGGCGGCAGCCGACCGACTTGGCGTAGACCGCAATCGTCTGCCGAACGCTGAACAGCGTCAGGTCAACGCCATCTTGCTCGAGCGCTACTTGATCAAGGACATTCGCGGCCTGGAGGACGACGACGGCAAGCCGATTACCGTCGAGCAGTTCCATCGCTTCATGCACCAGCCGGGTTACGAGAACCTGTCGTCGGCAGCATGGCAAGCGGCGCGGCGCATTTCGACCACCACTGCCAAGCAGATGGAACACGCCCTGGGAAACTCGCTGAAGCCCTCAATCAAGAACTCGAATGGGGCCCCTTTAGGCGCAAATACCAAGGCATAATTCCTGAGGCCGACCTGCCGAAGAAACCCGACGTGCATCCGCGTTGGATGTGGATATGGCGGGTGTGGCATCGGCTGTCGCCTGACCGACCATATATTGGCGGCGGCATGGGACCCCCGGTTCCTGGCAACATTCCGTGGCGCGATCTGCGACTGTGGGCTGATACGCACGACCTGACGCGGGGGCAGTTCATGATGTTGGATGTCTGCGTCCGCAAAATGGATGAAGCATACCGGGATTGGGCACGCATGCGTCAGGAGCGTGAGCAGGAGATTACCAAAGCGCAGCAGCGCAAGGCGAGCTAAGTGGCGCAGTTGGGTGACGCGCTCCGCAAGCAGATCGTCAGGGTCAAGCTCGATGGTGCGCTTTCGCCAAAACAGCTTGGGGTGTTGGCGGGAACCATCGCGAAGACGCGGCATGCCGCGCTGGTCGCTGACGGCAAGCTTCCTGAGGCGAACATCCGCTTTGTCGACGGGGCGCAGGGCGCGGCGGAAACCACCGTCAAGATTGCCGCGGGTAAACCAGGGATAATCCTATACAAGGGATCGTCACTGGCTCAGGCTGCGGCCTATGCTCTAGAGGCGGCACGGCAGGCATCGCAACGCAACAGCAAATCGGGAACCTACGCCGCGTCGTGGCGCATCTTCGTCAACGGCCAGGAAGCTGACGAGGCACACGTTCCACCCAATGCGCAGGAAGCGATCGTGGTGAACATCACGCCGTATGCCCGACGCCTTGAACAGGGCACGGGACGCGGCGCCGGGCGCGCTCCCTACCTGATCACTGAAATTGTGGCCCGTGCCACCAAGTCGCGCTTCTCCGGGCTCGTTGTGCTGCGTAAGTTCGTATCGTTGTCCGGTGCGTCCAGCAACCGGTTCCCCGTCCCGTATCATCTGAAACGACCACCAGGAGGCGAGATGCTGTATCCTAGCGTCGTAATCTCGCTTCGGGCGAGCTGAGATGTCGGGCACGTATTCGTCTGGCACGTATACCGAGACGTATCAATTCGTCGGCGAGTTCGTCGACAGGGTAACCGCGCCCGCCGATCAGGCCAGCGTATCGTTGGATCATTTGGGCAGCTCAGCGGTGGATATGTCGGCGCAGCTCAAAGCCGCAACTGACTCGGTCTCCGCCGGCCTTGGGAAGTTAGAAGCATCCGCCAACAACGCGTCGTCGCGTGGATTTAACACGCTGCAACGATCGATTGATCCGCTTGGCGCAAGCCTGCGGCGTGCGGAAGCTGATCTCACCAAATTAAATGCGCGCATTGCTGCCGGTGGCAGCGAGCTGGACAAATACAATGCGCTACTGCCGATAGCCACCGCCAAGGTTGAGGCGCTACGCAAACAGCATGAGCAGTATAATACCACATCCGGTCAAGCCACCACGCAGAACAAAGCGCTCGGCTTTGCGATGCGGGATCTTAGCACGCAGTCTATCGACCTATTTACCCAGCTTGCCACCGGCCAGAACGTTTTCAGGAGCTTAATCCAACAGGGTTCGCAGGTCGTCCAGGTTAACAAGCAGATGGGCGTCGGCTTCGGCGAGATGGCCGCCGCGGTCGGCGCCCGATTGTTGAATCCGCTGACCCTTGCTGTCGCAGCCGTTGCTGCACTCGGTGCCGCGTTTGTCGCTGCAGGCGTGCACAGCGAGAGCCTCGATCGTCAGCTCAGCACAATCGGCAATTCCTTGCGTGGCACTCGAGCCGATTTCCAGGGACTGTCAGAGGACGTGGTCGCGGCAGGTCGCTCGGTCTCCCGCGCGATGGACACCGCGCGCGCCGACTCCACCGCCGCTGTGCAGGCGATCGCCGCCGCCCCAGGCTGGGGCGGAACCCGCGAGCAATTGGAACACCTTGGCGTGGTCGCGACACAGATGTCGCGGGTGTTGGGCGGCACCGCAGTGGACAACGCCAAGCTCCTCGGCAAGTCCTTTCTCGAGGCGGGTGACGTCGCTAAGGATCTTGCGGACAAACATCTGACGGGATTAACGGCGACCCTAGAAAACCAAATCCAGACTATGCAGAGGTCTGGCAAGACAGCAGAGGGCTTCGCCGCCCTGCTCAAGGTCGTCGAAGATGCGGTCAGAGGGGTTGAGCAGCCCGCCACTGATATCCAGGCGGCAATCAAGGAACTCGACAAGGCATTCCAGGACGCGACAGGTTCTGGCGCCACCCTCGCCGAGGGCATAGGTCAGGCATTCCAGAGCGCCGCGGCGACCGCGATCCAAATGGTCGCGGAGACGATCAAAGCGATCGGCGACTTGGTCAGTTACGTCCAGTCGATCCCCAGCAAGCTCGGCAACCTCGGCTCACAACTCGGCGCGTTAATCCCACAAGGCATAAGCCGAGGCGTTCGACAGTTCATCTCCGGCAGCACGGAGACCCCGCCACTCGCGCCCCAGGCCCAGCTTGGCGGCGAGAACTATCGAGCGGGAGACGAACTGTTTGGTCCGCCAGAGATCTTTGGCCCTAGCCAGCCATCGGCGTCAGTCATCGCTTCTGGTGCGCGCTATCAACAGACATTGCGGCAGGCCTACAACACTGCGGGACCGAAGAAAGACATCGAGGATATCACCGCTGAGCTCAACAAGATGCGGGAGGCAAAGAAGCTTGCCACCGACACGAAAGAGGTCACGGCGTTCGACAACGCTATATTCGATCTGAATAAGAAGCTCGAAGCCGCAATCAAGGCGACGCAGGGCCATAAGGACGCCTCAGAGGATCTGGCCGCCGCGCTCGACCGCGCCGCCCAAAAGACCAACCTGCAAGCCGATCAACTCATCGCTGTAGCCAAGGCTGCCGACCAGGGTGGTGCCGCCGTCAATCAGCTTAATGCTGCCTATAAAGCGCAAGAGGATATCCTCAGCAAAGACACCCGGAAACTATCGGCTGACCAAATAGCAGAAGCCATTGATAAACAGACGCAAGCCAACCTGCGTCTGGTTGACGCGCAAAACCAAGCTGCCGTGCAGAGAGAAGCTAAGAGTAACGAAAACCAAGTCCAGGTAATTGAGGCCGAGACCGCAGCCATCGGCAAGAATGCCGTCGAACGCACGACCATCATCGAGCAACTAAAGATTGAGCAGGATCTAAAACAAAAAGGCATCAGCACCGAAAGCGAATATGGCCAGCGCCTGTTGCAATCTGCCGCAGATTTGGCGCGGGTGCGCGAGGAGAACCGGCTGGCGCAGGCGTCGTTCGACGAACTGGGTAATTTCGTCGATACCGCGATGAACCAGATCAGCCAGGCTATCAGTAACGCGTTCTTGTCGGGCCAGGGCGCGGCTGTCAGCTTCCGCAACGTCGTCAAGTCTATAATTGCGGAAATTGTGCAAGAGCTGATCAAGCTGGCAATTCTGAATCCACTGAGGAATTTCCTCGGTCTCGGAGCGGCGCAGCCGGACCTATTCTCTGTGCTTGGTGCGATCGGAGGTGGTGGAGCCGCCAGCGGCGGCGGTGGTCTTGGAGGCCTCCAGCAGATCGGTGGCGCCGCCTATCAGGGCTACAACCTGTTCAACGGCAACGGCATCTTCGGTGGCCTAGGACGCCTGTGGGACGGAATATCGCCGAACTTCGGCAACGCGGGCATCTTTTCGCCAGGCGGCATCGGCGGCAACTTGGGTCCCGTTACCTCGTTCTTTCAGGGCGGTCTGTTCGGCACGTCGGCAATAGAGGCGCAATCTCTCGGCACCAACTTGGCACTATCCAATCTGGCGGGCGAGGGGGTCGGGTTTGGGCCAGCGACCCTGAGTGACGTTGCGGCGACAGGCATATCCCAATCGGGAACCGGCATTCTCGGCGGTGCATCCATCGGTGGTCTCGCTACCGGCGTGCTCGCCGGCTTTGGCGCGGGCTCTCTGGCGGGCGGATTAATTCAAGGCGCGCTCGGGAAAACCGGTCCAGGGCCAATGATCGGCGCGGGTGCCGGAGCCGCCGCAGGAGCGGCAATCGGCAGCGCATTCTTCGGCATCGGTGCCATTCCTGGCGCTATTATTGGCGGCCTGATCGGAGGCGGCGGTGGTGGCTTGATCGGGCCTAAGCCGGCGTCTCCCTATCAGGCGACGTTCGTCGGGATCGGCGCGAACGGCCAACTGTCGGTTGATCCGCGCCTATCCGGTAATCAGCTTTCACCATCGAATCTCCAGGCCATCCAGAACGAAGTCGGGGCATTCAACCAGAACCTCAACACCCTCGGCGTCCAGGTTCTCGGCGTGCGAAATCCGCCCCCGGCTGGATACGCAGGAGGCCTCGGCTTCTTCGGTCAGGCAAAGAACCCGGCCGGTCTTGCCGGGCAATCGGTCACCGACGTGTTCTCCAATCTCAAGTTCGGCGCACAGGCGGGAGTATTCGGCGCAGACGAAACCGATGTGCTCAATCGTTATATCAACAACAAAACGTTCCAGACGTTCACTGACCTGGGCCAGGCAGTGGATAAGGTGCGCACGTTCATGGAACGGACGCTTCCGGCGATGCGCAAATACGGGGAGAACGTCGGCTCGCTGCAACAGGCGATCGATCAGATCGCAGCGGCGTTCGATCCGGCTATCGCCACTGCCCATGATCTTGGATATGCTGAAGAAGAACTAACCACAAAGCGCGAGCAACAGATTGCCAAAGCGCAGCAGCAGGCCGAACAGCAGTTCAAGGATATCGATGCCGGTCTTAACGCGCGCTATATAAGCGCTACCGCGTCCTCTCCCTTTGACCAATTAAACGCTAATGTGACGAACTTCGACATACAGGCGCAGCAACAGCGCACGCAATTGTCGGATCAGCTTAAGGCGGTGTATGGCGACGCGGTTACCGAGACCGAGGGTTTCGGTCTGCATATGGCGTCGCTGGAGCGCACGCTCGGAGCCGAGCGGCTGGCTATCCTGAAACAGTTTGATGAGGCGTATGTCGCGACACTGCGGCAGGCGGCGGATACCGTTAATGCCTTGGCGGTGAGGCAGATCCAGGCTGGTGCGGCGCTTTCTGACAATCGACTAGGTTCCTTGCTGGCGTCGCTGACTGCGTTTGATATAGCAGCCGATCAGCAGCGCAGGCAGCTCCAGGCAACGTTCACGGGTCTGTTTGGCGCTCTTGGCCTGCAAACGAAGGAATACGCCGAGTCGGCGGTGCGGCTGGACGTCAGCCTAGCGCAAGAGCGGCTGGCTATCCAGAGACAGTTTAGTGCCAAGTATGAAGCGGCAGTGCAGCAAACGAGAGATATCGAAATTAGCCTTGCTCTACGACAACAGCAGGCCAGCGCGACACTCTCTGGCGATCCCGCGCAGATACTAAACGCCAATCTGGCGGCCTTTGACGCGCAAGCACAGCAACAGCGCGCCCAGCTCCGAGACCAATTCCAGGCAATGTATGGCGATGTCTACACCCAACTGATTGACTTCTCCGTCTCGTCCGCGGCCTTGGAGAAAACTCTGGGCCTCGAACGGCTGGCCGTCCAGAAACAGGCGAACGATGCGATCGTAGCAGATCAGAAGGCGGCGATGGATCGCGCACGGCAGAGTGCGACCGGGCTGGTGACACAGCTTACGGATTACTCGCGAAATCTCCAATACGGCGGCCAATCGCCGCTGTCACCGCTGCAACAGCTCGACGCCGCCCAGAAGGAGTTCAACGCCGTCTCTGGTGCGGCGCGGGCCGGCAACGCGGAAAGCTACGCAAAGCTCTCGTCCTATTCTGACACCCTTCTGAACGCCGGTCGCGCGGTCTACGGGTCAGGCGAAGGCTATGCAAATCTGTTCCGCCTCGTCACCGATACGCTGGGGCAGGTGGCTGCGGTGCCAGAAGATACCTTAACGGCTTCTGTCTATGCGCTAGAGACCCGCACCCAGACACAGACCCTGGTGGACGCGATTGCCGCCTTGAGAAGCGAGGTGGCGGGCCTGCGTGCTCAGGTCGCCGCAGGTTCCGCAATGCCTGATCGGCTCGCCGCCTAGTATCCCATGCGTGCCGCCTGCATCTGCATGCATTGGGCATACAACTGGTTCGCCTGGAACCCCTGGTTTATGACGCCGTAGAACAGCGAGCCGTCATTGGCCAGATTAACGGTCGCCGCATTCGCTTGGTATCGGCATTCCAGCGCGGCCGCCCGCATGATCCGTTCCCGTTCGTGCGCCACCTGCATCTCAGTCGGGCTTAGCGGCTGCGTGGCCTGATCGTAGCCGGGATTGTTTTGCCTCCACCCAGCCTCCAACGCCGTCTGCCGGGCGTAATCCGCTTGGATGTCAGCTTGCGACGCTACAGGCGTTGTTGTCGGCGTGCATGCCGCAAGCAGTGCAGCCGCCGCCAGAATACCGAACCGATGCACTGTTTCCTCCATTGGCGGGTTTTAACAAATAGTTATACGAAACACAACAATTCATTCCTTACCCGCCAATCCACTGATATCAATAATGAAAGGGCACACCATTGGAATATGGTTGGGCCGGCAGCGGCAGCTATTTAACCGCGCCCGTCACCGCTCTATCGACCGAATTGACCGGCCTCGCATCGTCCTCAAGCGATGTGCTGGCGGTCTCGGCGCCGTTCGCCAATTCGCAAGGTGCGGTATGGGCAGACATTGAATTTATCGCCGGGGGGGCATGCTCTCCCGGCCTTGATGCGTTTCTTGAGGTCTGGGTGCTCCGCTCACTCGATGGCGGTCTGACCTTCGAGGATGGTGCCGCAGCGACCGCTCCCGCACGCGGTCCGGATGCGACAATCGAAATCAACACCGGAACGAGCATCACGCCGCACGCCGGTTTCCCGGGGGTTATGCTGCCGCCTGGCACGTTCAAGATCGCGCTGCGCAATCAAATGGGCGTCGCCATTCCGGCGGGCTCATCCGTGCGCTTTGCCGTCTATTCGGAGGGCTCTGGGGCGGATAGCGCAGTGCTTGCGGGCGATGCCACAGGAACCACCGCGCTGCGCATTGCCGATATGATGGAGCGCTTCGGTGTTGTCACGTATTCGCAGTCGGTTGCCGGGACCAACCCGTGGGGCGCTGGGGTCAGCAATTACACCACAGATTCGGTGATCCAGGCGCTCACCTGGCTGACCGCAAACTCCGGCATGCGCTGCAATCTGCGGGAATACCACGTGGCAGGTCGCGATACCGGCGCTGGGGCAAACCAGCTGTCTTGGTGTCCCACCGTGGCCGCCTCGACGGGCAGCAAGTTCAGTGTCTCGTTGCTGCGTGGCGCGGTCAGCGCCGATGCGACCTCGCTCGCAGCGATGGCGGTATCGTCGGCCGGCGGGACGGGCTGGATGACGTGGGCTGAAGGACTGAACACACCCAACGATGGCAGCATCACCGCGGCCAACTGCGTCACGGTGCAGCAGACACTGTATAACGCCGTCGCTGCTACCCGCACTATGGCAAACCCGGTCACGACCGTCGGCCCATCCTTCACCTACAACACACTGCCCCCAGAGACCTCGACGGCAATCGCCAACTATCTCACCACACAGCAAAAGGCCGACCTGTTGGCCTCGTCGTCACTGGCATCCGTTCGGTTCTTCCCCACGCTCAATCCGGAGGCGGACGACAGTTCAAGCCGCGGCGGAAACGCTGATGACGTAGCACTGGGCCACGGGGTTTACTTCGGCAAGCCGCTGATCATGGGCGAGTGGCATCCCACATCGGGCAACACCGACAGCCCGAGCCACGCGATCGACGACAGCTTTGGTGCGTTCTACGCCGCGCTCGGCATGCTGAACTTTCATCGCCTGGGCTATGAGGCGTGGTTCTGGAAGAGCCTGTTCGATATCGGCCAGAGCGGTGACTCACCGTTTACCCGTGTCGGGCTATTTCCCAATAGCGGCTCTGGCACGCCACGACTGCCCGCGCGCACGATCCGCGCGATGTATGCGTTGACGGGTGACAGCGGCTCGAAGAAACGCACGTTCCGGCCATCGAAGCTGGATTACACCATCACCGGCTTACAGGCGCCCGGGTCCAACGCGACACCATGGAGCGGCGGGCATCATCGTCTGTATCAGAATTCCGGCGGAACATTCTTTTTGTTCCTCTGGAACGAGCAACGACCGATCCTTGGCACCGGCGCCACCATCACGGTCAGCTTCATCCGCACCATGGCGCAGGTTGTGCACTATGATCTAACGACTGATCCGCTGACAGCGGAGACAGCCGTCGCGACGCTGACCAATATCGCCACTCTGTCCTTCTCACTGACCGCGTCGGTGCATCTGCTCGTTATATCCCCGCAGGGATCTATTATTCCAACTGAGAGCGCACAGGGCACGACGCTGAACACAGCGTCCGGCGCTATCCATGACGCGGCCGGTATCGCCTATTCATTGGTCGCCAATCCGCCGAACGGCTTCCAGGTCAACCACGGCGGCGTCACCGACAGTTCCAATGTAGTGCTACTGCTGTATTGGGACCATCAGGTTTGGCAGCAGACCTCAACTAACAGCTGGTTCTATTGGTCTGGTTCATCTTGGGTGGCAGGCACCGACCCGCGCATCGTGGCGAGCGAGAGCCCCGAGGGCATGACCATCAACGGCCCGGGCAATACGATCTTTGCGTCGCAGACGCCGGGCTCCGTAGCTGGCGCGACGTTGGATGAATGGACAATCAATTCCAGTGCACAGATAGTGCTGAATGGCGTTGCCAACGGCAGCACCGCGAACGTCATGCAGGCCTACTACCACAACCACACGGTGTTCATCCAACAGAGTTCCGGCAACGCGTTTGGCAGCCCAGGCTGGTGGTCATGGAACGGTGCAGCATTTGTCGCGGTGGCAAATCCGTTGGGCACCGTGGAGTCACCCGAAGGCACGCAACTTTCCAGCATTGGCCCGACGATAAATGCCTCGGCCACCCCCGGAACGGCATCGAACACGGTGCATGTGTGGGCCCTCGTCCAGGCCACGCAGCTTGATAATCCGGCTTTCCAGATATCGTTCGACGGAACCCTAGATACGGCAAGCTGGGGCGTCGATCTACTCTACTACCACAACCATCAGATTTACCAGCGCACCGTCGGTTCCAACTCGCTCGGCAGCCCGGCGTGGTATGTGTGGGTTGGCCCGGGGATGAATGATTGGAACGATACCTCCAATCCCATTCCTGCGGCGCCAACCGAGACGACCAGCGGCGCCTATGTCACCACTGCTGGCACAATCGTCTATGCGTCCCAGACACCAGGCCAAGCCGGCGGCGTCATTCTTGACGAATGGGCGATAACCTCGAGCCGCGCGTTGAATCGCAACGGCTCGCCGGACGGTTCGTCCAGCAACGTCGTCGCTATCTACTATGCCTCGCACTTCCTCTACCGCCAGCAATCTACTGCCAACTCGCTCGGTGATAATCCGGGTTGGTGGCGATGGAACGGCACCGGCTGGATCGACGTGCATGACCCGCGTCCGGTTAATCCCGCCATTACTATCGCCAATATTCCGCAGGTCATCGAGGGCCAGACCTTTGGCGTGAGTGGCACGCTGCAGGGACAGACTACACCTCCAGCGTTGCAATACCGCGATGGCGCTGGCGCGTGGGTAGCGCTGCCGACTGGGTCGTCCGTATCAGCGACGGCATTCAGTTTTACCCATCCGGCAATGTCTACCACGGGCGCTGCAGCACCCGCGCCAGCCGCCGCCGTGGGATTTAATATGCGCACGCATGGCCCTAATGTGACGCTGGGGTCCAATTGGAAGGTTCATTCGCCATCGGCAACCCAGAACTCGGATGGCTCCGTGCGGCTGTCGGAGGACTTTTACGCTGCCAACTTGAATATCAACACCGCAGGCAACGGGGGCAATTTCACCGGGGTTGCCTTCGGCGGTGGCGGATATTTCGAGATCATATTCACCATCGAGAACGATATCCTAGGGTGGGGGGGAGATCCAACTGGCTGGCCTGCATGGTGGATGAACAACATAGAAGGGACCTTTAGCGACGTTCCAAATCCCTTAGTTGATGCGCAGGGCATCGAGTATGACGCTTGCGAATTCCTCGACCCACATGGCACCCCTATCAATGCAGGGATTATCCTGTGGTCTGGCGATGGTCGCTTGTTCAACAACACCGATGCTGGCCAAGGCAACGGCATTAACATCCCAGGTTCCGGGATCGGCAACTACACAGTGCGGCACAGGTATGCCTGGCTCTGGGTTAAAGCGACAAACAGCACGCAAGGCTACATCAAAAACTATATCGACGGAGTCCAAGTAGGACGCACATACACCTGGAGCCAGTTTGTTAACGGCAGATCATGGGAAGACTCCAAAAATAACGATCCATGGGCTGTTATGGACACGGGAAGGTATCGGTTGCTGGTTGGAAGCAACCAACAGAATCCCATGACCGTTTACTCTGTCGAAGTCTGGCAAGCGAACGATAGCGCGAACCTACGAGTTGGTGTCGCATTACCGAGTCAAGGCGGCGGCGGTAGCGGTGGATCATCATCGGTCGGCGTGCGCCTAGCGGCGAACACCGCCATCCAAGCGACGTCGAATACCTTCAATATTGTGCCCGCCGGCGCTATGACGCTGACTGGCATTACGCTCTCTGGCACCACAGTCGTAGCTGGGTCGGGTGCCGGAACGCCAATCGGCGATGTCGCGGTTCAGGCGACCGGCGGCACCTTCTCAGGCACGCTTGCTGTCAACGATACGACGCACTTCCGCTTTGTCGGCTCGTCACTGCAATTGGCTACCACGCTAGCTACGGGGAACTATCAAATTAACATCACAGCGACGCAGCCTGGCGCGTCAGGATCGCCACGGGTCCAGGCGTTCACCATCACCGCAGCCGGTTCGAGCAACACATCGGTGAACTTCTCAGCACCCACCGGGAAGACGGTGAACAAGGCGCTATTCGGCGTCTCGACATCGTTCTACGGCGATCAGACTGGTAATGGCGGCACATTCTTCGAGAACGCCACTTTCCGAAACACAGCCAATACGTGGCTCAAGCCGGCGCTGCTAGCGTTCAATGCTGATTGGGATCTCGACTATCTATTTTCCATCGGTGACATGACGCGGATCAACAATTTCCTCAACAACTATAAGTCGTTCTGCCAATCGGACGTCCGCGTGGTGATGGGATGCTGCATCCATCCAGACATCGACCCGCAGACCCGCGCCTCTAACGCGGCGAACTTCGCCACATATCTAAACAACAACGGCCACTCCAACGTCATGGATTGGCAGGTCGGCATTCTGTGGGATCGTAATCCAGGGTGGCCGCAATCCACGGTGATCCAATACTTCAATGCGGTGGCCGACGCCCTGCATGGGGTCAACCCGAACTATCGTGTGTGGGGTCCGGCGCAATGGGATCCAGGCGCGTTCGCCAATGCGACCTTCGGCAATCAGGTCGGCAGCGCCCGCTGCCAAGGGGTGAAGTGGGTTTCCTACGATGTCGCGGGGACCAACCGAAACATCACCGACTCTCTGGATATCTGCTACGGCGCCAAAGGTGTGAATAACCCTGATGCGATCAACCAGCGGAATGCACTGGCCGGAACACCGCTCGCCAACGTCGCGTTGGGCACCTTCGACTATAATATGTGTGAGACGGCGGAAGTCCAGACCGCTGTCCAGAACGGCCGCTACATGGCCGGGATTTATGCCATGTGCTATCTCTATGGACTATTCAGGTCCACCAACAACGTTACCGCCTGCGCGCTGCAGAATATCGTCGGTTACCAAAGCAACGGCTGCATTGGCAGCGACCAGCAGGGCGGCAGTCTTACGGGCGTGTCGTGCACCGGCTATATGATAGGCAAGTTCGGGCAGTCGTTCTTCGGACCCGAATATACTGTGAACTCGACCATCGCCAACCTGGCGATCTGGGCGGTAAAGCCGTCGGCGACGACCTTCGCAATTGCGCTGATCAACTATGATCTGAGCAGCTCGCGCATTGTCAACCTCGCGGTGAGCGCAGGCGGTGTGCCGAGCGGCACGATTGCCCGCTGGGAAATCGGCAAATCCTCTCCTGGTGCACCGAACTCGCCCACACCGGTGACCGGAACCCAGGCCAGCCTCGCGTCGATCAGCGTTGCCTCAGAGACCGTGGTTCTTCTCACAGGGACGCTGGCATGACAACCGTTCGCTGGGGCGCCTATGAACTGCCGGTTACGCTGCTGGGCAGCAACGTGCTGGCGGGCCTGGCCAATACCGGGATCAGTGCGCCTGGCGACGACATCATCAATACCGGCGGATCGCTTTACTGCAATCTGGAGTTCGTCGCCGGTGCGGCGTTCTCTCCCGCCAGTTTCGCCATGCTGGACCTCTGGGTGCTGCGCTCGATCGACGGCGGCGTGTCGTTCGAGGATGGTGCTGCCGGATTCATCCCATCACGGGATGCCGACCTCATCATCGCCGTTCGCGCCGGCTCCTCGATTATCCCGCGCGCGGGCGGCGGGCCGCTGGTGCTGCCTCCGGGCCACTTCAAAGCGATGGCGCGTAACCGGCTCGGGGTATCGATCCCCAATGGCAGCCTCGTGCGCATCGCCTCCTACACCGAAATCGCGGTGTAGTAATGGCACAGCCGCCGTTTGAACGGGCCGCGAGGCAAGCACCGGGCAAACCGCGCGGCCCTATTTCGGTCGACACCAGCCACCCGCTCGGCAACTTCCTCCGCACGGTTCTGCTGTTCGAAGACAGCCGCCTGACGGACACTGCCCTTCCGGCCCGCAGGATCGCCCGCCGCGGGTCCATCGCGACCACGCACGGCCCTAATGGGACGCAGGTTCGCAGCGCCCTGAGCGGCACCACAGGCACAGCAGCGACGCCGTGTCTGACACTGGCGCCCGAGGACACGGTGACCAGCGCGTTCACCCTCTCGGCTTTGGTGCGGTTCTCTGGCGCCGGGCCGCAACCGGGCAGTTTTAACTCCATCGGCGCTGGACTGGCGGGCGATGATACCGGGCGCATGCCGCTGTTTGTGCCGATCATCGCGGGCACGTTTCGCACGCGCGTGCCGGCAGAGACGGCCTTTCTCTCAGCGGGTCAGCCGCTGGTGGCGTCATCGCTGACCAGCTGGCATCGGGTCACCATCACAGTCAGTGGTTCCACCGCCACACTCTATATCGACGGCGGCACGACGTGGATCGGCACCGCGACACAAGCCTTCGCCAACTGGACGCTACGCTCGGTGATTGGCTCGGATGTGACGTCCGCCATCGAATGGCCTTGGCCCGCGGCAGATGTCTTCTACTGGGTGCGTGCGCTGACCGCCGATGAGGTCGCGGCGCATGCGCGGCGGCCTTATGCCGTGCTGAAAAATAGCCTGACAGAGCGCTGGCTGACGCCAACCGTCGTGGCGGCGCCGATTGAGGACGGCGACGCTTGGGATCCCGTCTTCTCCGATGAGTTTGGCGATGCCATTGCGCTTGGGGTGCTGGCGCAAACCCAAGGAGCGGGACGGCTCACCGCCAACGCGTCCGTCGTGCAAACCTCCACGCCGGTCGATGCCAACACCACGCTCGACGGCAGCAGCTTCCTGCATGCCCAACCCTTGGTGCTTCGGCCGACCACTTACAGATTTCCTGGCGTCGGCTCGCTCTTGGCCAACGGGATCAGCACAGCACCGCATGCTGATTTCACCGGGCTCGGTTCGTTCACAGCAAACGCCTCGCGCACGCTCCGCTCCGTCCGCGCACAGCGCGACGGCGTGGGCACGCTCGCAGCGACACCGGGCGTGCGATTTTCCGTCCGGGCGGCGGGGCAGGGTGTCGGCTCATTGACGGCGGACGCAGACGTCTTAGAGCCGTTCAACCGTGGCAGGGCGGCATTCCGCGGCCTGGGTTCGATACGGGCGGCGGCAGTGGTGCGTGGCGCCTCGCCGCTCACGGCAAGGATCGCCGGGGCGGGCACGCTCCAGGTCGGAACCATCACGCTGAAGGGGGCAGCCCGCGCGAAGTTCATCGGCAATGCCACGCTCATCGCCAACCCGCGCGTGCGGAAGAAGCCCAGAGTGCGTCCTGGCATCGCAGCGGGGGTGGAACCAGACCTCGTTGCGCTGGAGCTTGAGACGTTCGTGCCAGGCATCGTGGCGGTCACGGCGACCAATTCACATGGCACTCGCCCCCACGGCACGCTGTCCCGCCTACCACCGACAAGCCTCGAGATCACCGGCCTTATTCGCGCCTCCGACGTCGGATATCGCAGTGCACCGACCGATCAGAGCGGCGTGATCCCCTATCCCGGACTGCTATCTGACGCCTACCAGATCGATGCGGGGCTGGCACTTGAACCAACACGCACGTCGGCCTCCGCCGCCTGGGGCAATGTGCTGCTCGCCAATCCCGACCAGCGCTTCGACACTCAGGCCGGATTGCAGAATTCAGACGGACGCTCGCTCCGTCTGCTGACCGGCAGTAAACGCTGGGACGAAGATCGGCAGTATTTCACCGACCCAACCTATGCCTCGCTGACCGTGCTGTTCTCCGCGCTCGCCGCGCCCTGGTCGCTTACCGATGACGGTCTGTCCATTCCACTGCGGGACGCAACGTATTTCTTAGAAAAGCCCCTGCAGAGTGATTTCTACGGCGGTGGCGGAACGTCCGATGGCACGTCCGACCTCGCGGGCAAGCCGAAGCCGATGTTGCGTGGCGGCACGGCTGCATCACCGGTGCAGAACATCACCCCGACATTGGTCGATCCCAATCCAGCGGGGTTCATCTACCAATATTCCGACCAGCCCGGTCAGGTCATCGCACTTTATGAGGGGGCGGCCACCGGCCCGGGCGCAATCACCTTCGCCGGCGATACCACCAACCTGTGGGCCGGGACGACGCCGATTGGCCAGTATCGCACCGACAACTCGCGCGGCATGTTCCAGCTCGGAAGCCTTCCGGTCGGGCAGATCACCGTCGATGCCATCGGTCAGTTCGGGATAGCGGGGCCGATCTCGCATCCGTTCGACATCTGCCGATATCTGCTCTCCGAGGAAATGGCGCTACCGAGCTCTATGCTCGATATCGACAGCTTCACCACGCTACGAGCGGCATATCCGAGCTATATCGCTGGAGTGTATTTCGGTTCCGATGAACCGTGGACCAGCCTCCAGGCGATCGACACAATACTCGCATCATTAGGCGCCAATCTCGTGCCAACGCGTGACGGCAGGCTGCGGCTGACGCTGCTGCGCGCACTCACCGGCAGCGCAGTGTCCGCCGCAACCTATGACCAAACACAGATCATCCATCTGTCGCGACGCAAGCTGCCAGCGACGCTCGATCCGCCACCCTATCGGTTCAAGGTGGGCTACCAACACAACTACACAACACTGACCGCGATCAATACCTCGCTCGCCACCGCGGCGCGCCAGCAGTTCGTGCGCTCGCCCGACCGCTTCGCCACGTGGTTTGACCCGACGATTCTTCAGGCCTACCGGCGCCCTAACGACTTCCAGCCGATGCCCGGTCCATTGCTGACGCTGGCGAACGCGCAGGATGTCGCCAATGCGCTTGGTGGACTGTGGGGCCAGAAGCGTCGGATCTATGACATCACCCTGCCACGCCGCGAGTTCGGCCATGAGTTCGGCACGGTGCTGAATGTCAAATATCCGGTCGAGGAATTGACCAACGGCCATAACACGCAGGTCATCGGCTATTCGCTTCGTGCGACCGATGCGACCGTGACCTATACGATTCTGTCTTGATGAAGGCGGAGCAGGCATGCCAGCAACCACCGGTATAGGCGGCAGCAATACCCTGTTGGCGTGGAACAACTATGTGCTTACCTCGGCGCTGGCAGCCAGCTCACAGACAGCGACATTGTCGGTCAATAACCTGCAAAACGAAATCGGCGCCCCCTCGAGTGCATGGCAGACCGCAGGTGCTACGCAGAATGTCATCGTCACCATCACGCCACAGATCGCCAAATCAGTCTGGCGGGCCTTCGGTCTGTTCCGCACCAATCTGACGCCGTTCGCGACTATCACCATGACGCTCTACAACAATCCAGGACTGGTCCTGTGGACAGGCTCCGTCGATGGCCCTGAACCTGGATTTGGCCAGTCCGTGCTGATCGCTGCCACCGACATGCAGGCCGATTACTGCACGATCGAGATCGATGACGTGGGAAACCCCGACGGCTTTCTTAATGTCCCACTGATCTACGCAGGCCCCGCGTGGCAGCCGCTCACCGGCTTGGGCTATGAGACGACATTTGGAGGTGATGCGGCGCTTGATGAGAACCTATCACGCGGAGGGCAGGAGTATCCCAAGTTTCGCTATGACCGCCGCCGCGCCGAGCTGGCCTTCATGGGCATCCGTCAGGGCGAGGTGCTGGGTCAGTTGGCCGAACTGCAACTAACCGCGCGGCGTGGCAACAACATTCTTATGGTGCCGGACGTTTCCTCTGAAACCATAGCACAAGAAGCGATATTTGGTCGGGTATCTGCCACCGCAGATGTCGGCTTTCCTTATCAGTCGGCCGACCGTCGGTCATGGCGGGCGCGGATCACCGAGCGATTGTAATCGGCACACTCGCAGGAGAATTGCCCGTTGATTAAGAACTATGTCCTCCAGCGCTGCAACGCGCCTGGAACCAACAGCAATGTTCTACTCGGTCCGGCGCCACAGGACCGAATGACATGGGCGCAGGCGTATAGTGATGGTTCCCCGGTCTTCTACTTCCTCGACGATGGTCTCAAGGCCGAGTGGGGCGTTGGCACGTTCCGCGCGGGCAACCCAGCAACGGTCAGCCGCGACACGGTGGTCGGCAACACAGCGGGCAACACGACCATATTAAATTTTACCTCAGCGGTAGATTGCTACAACGAGATTCCTGGCGACCGGATGCCATATATAAATGGCAATGTAATATTGGCGCCCAACGCCCGTTTGGATACCCACGCAGGCGGCGTTCCGATCGGCGCGTCAATGGATTTCTGGGGAACCGCTGCACCGGCGGGATGGGTGTTTGCCAACGGCCAGTCACTATCTCGCACGTCATATGCGCTGCTGTTTGCCGTCCTCGGCACAACGTATGGCGCCCCGGACGCCAACACTTTCCGCGTTCCCAACCTCCAGGAATCGGTCTCCGTAGGCCGCTCGACGATGGGAAGTGCGGCGAGCCCAAACAGAATGCCGTCCATCGCAAATATCAGTGTCCTAGGCGCGGCGATCGGACACCAGGATATGCCAGCGCACACCCACACATTAAACTGGTCAGACCCCGGCCATGCTCATGCCGTCGCAGACGGCGGACACGTCCATGGCGTAGCAGATCCCGGCCACTTGCATACCTATCGTCATCAGCCCTTCCCGGCTGGCGGCAATCTCGCCGCTGGTGCTGGTGTAGCCCTTGGGGAACAAGGGCACTTTACCGACGATGGGATCAGAGCACCCACCTTTATTACCATCGCCGCCGCATTGAGCGGGGTATCGATATTCGCATCGTTCACCGGAATTGCCGCCTCCGTCGCCTCTGCCGGCGCGGGCAATCAGGCGAACATCCCACCCGCTTTGGTGTGCAACATAATTTTGTATGCCGGCCCCGTTCCGTAGGACAAAGGCAATATGAGCGAATGGACCGACGCCCTTGCGGGGCCCCTGTTGGCTCAGCACCGCTACGGTGATGGGATTGCGTGGGCCTATGTTGCCTCGGGAATTACCGAAGACGGCGGTGGCCCGCGGGTGAATACGCAGCAGTTGGTCGACGACGTGTTTGACACGTTCGGCGCTGATCTACGCACCGCTTCTAGCAATGCGGCCGTTCCTATCGAACTGCTGGTGTCTGCCGTCTGTCTGGTCGCGGCAACGCATGGCGCGACTGCTGCCGCCACCCACGTGCAATACATCGACGGCTTCGAGAGCTTCGAGACGACGCCGACGCTTTGCTATGCGGGCTGCACCGGCCTGCGCTGGGATCGCATCACCCAAATCGTCGGCTCAACGACGCTAGAAGCCTATCTTGCCGATCCGCAAACCGCCATCGACGCCGCCGCAGATCATATGCTTGCCGCGATCCCAGAGACGCGGTTTCAGCCGCCGATGATGGCCTCGGCGTATAACGCTGACGGACTGCGCTACGACGGCACAGCGAGCTGGCGCATGGCGCAGAATACGCAGATCACCAACTTCGTCGGCTGGTTCAACACCGCGGTGCACGCGCTCCAGCTCGATGCCACACCGGCGGGAGCCGCGCCGAGTTTTATGGCAGAACTGCTAACCGTTGGTGCGACGACCCCCTTGCCGCCCGCGACCACCAGCCAGAGCACGCAGTATTTCAAGACTGAGTCTCAGGCCGCCGTCGATGCCGGTATGATGACGATTTGCGAGAGCAATACTAGCCTCTCAACGATCTGGTCGCTGGATGACGTGACCACCACGCAGATGACCAATCTGGCCCTGGGTGTCGGTGCAGGCCAGGGACTGCCGCTGGGCGGCTCCACTTTCTCCTATCCCGACCGCAACCGCGTCATGCGGGAGATGACCCCGGGCGAGATCCAGATGCTCTACCGCGCCATGAGGGACTACATCACGAATATCATTCTCTACGACACAGGCCATCTTCCCAACCTGCCGGGTCAACCGGTGCTCATGACCTGAGAGTTGCCAGGTTCCCGCAGCCCGTGCGATATATGACCGATCATCGGTTAAGAGACCCCTCCGGCCCCCGTTCGCGGGGGCCTTTTTTATTGTTCGCGGTGTGCACCGTCAGGTCGATCCCGTGCGGTAGTTCCTGGAAACCGGGGTAGGGTGCCAATTATGACGCTGTCGACTGACGTGGAACGGCGCTGCTCCGACGAGGAATACCTCGAAGCTGCCTACTGGAGCATGAAAGCCTGCCTGATCGTGCTCGCGCAGGCGAACCAAAAACCGCATCCGGCGCTGGCTATCGAGTGCAGCGCGCGCTTAGCATACTGGCAGCAGCGGGCGATTGCGTTCGCGTCGCGGTGATCTAGAAAAGCTGATGAATCCCTTCGCTGGGGTGAAGTTACTGTCGCTCGATCACGTTCATAATGATCTGCATAGCACCGTCATCGCCGTGGAATGGACCGCCGGCTAAATCACCATCATCAGGCATGCCTCCATCTGGCGTCCACGGCTGGATCTCATACACGCCGCGCTTCATGTAGATGCTAAAGTTCCCGTCTAGCAGCGTAGCCGTCCAACCGTTAGGAAACGATGTCTCAGCCCAACGCCCAAGGTCAGGCCTCTCTGGGTGGGGTTGCCAGTTTAGATCATAGAATAGCGGCATATACGTTCCTCACCGGGGTTCAGTAGCTCATCTCTATTATGACCGATTTGGCCGCCCTGTCGCTGCGGAATTCTTCGTAAGCTCCGCCGCCCATTGACCTCTTCTCATACCAATCCCACCAGATCCATATCTTATCCCCATTCTCATTTTCCCCAGCCAACGCGGGAAGGTAGGCGAACCTGCGTTTCCACTCGGACCAGTCACCATTCCGCCGCTGCGTAAATGCCGGCATCCGTTTTATCCCCAGGGGTGAAGTTCATTCTGATCGTTGCGGAATACCCCACCTTAGCAAAGCGGGATCCTGCTCAGCCCCGCCACAGGTTGGGCAGCTATAATAGCAGTTCAATTCCCTCTGCTCGGCTGGGCTCATATCAATGCCAGATATCTGCTGGTATAGCGTTCCACATTCTCTGCACCTGCCAGGCATTCGGTAGGCCATTTTCCGCTCCGGAGTTAAGTTAATCCAATAGACCGGCCCGACGAAGCGCCGATATTCGCTGCTGAAGTGCCTCAAGCTCACTGGCTTGATAATGCCAATTAAGTTGGCGCTCATCACCCGCCACGGGTTTGTCTGGGTCCATTCCGAACTCGGCGCAAAGCTCCCGAGCGATAGGTTCGAGATGCTGGAACTTTGGTAACTGCTCTGACCATATGCGCCAGTAGTCGTCTTCCGCAGGACGACTCGATTCTGACTTTTCCTTCCACGGCCACATCTGTGTGTGCGTTCCTCAATCGGGGTCTAGTATCAGGTCTTATGGTATTAGCTGCCAAAGCTGCCATGCACCGAACAATAGCAGGGCAAGAAGGCTGCTCGCGCAGATTGTGATGAGCGCGACCAGCAACTCTGGGACTTCGGAAAGTCTGTGTCTGTCTTCACTCATCTGGGGTTTAGTTGACCTTAGCGTTAGACTGATAAGTGTCATGTGATTGACACCCCAGAGGAATATTGGATGCCACCACCTTAGTCAGCCACTCTCTGTGAGCATCATCGTTAGCAACTGATGCGATAAGCATTCCAGTCGCGCTTCCCACCATCATAAAAATATTGTTGTAGAAGCCCCACTGATCTGGAACATCCCAATCCCCGACGGCGCCATCCACATAGTGCCTTCTGATAACTTCCGTCCACGCGCTTATGAGCGCGTGCCTTACTTCACGGTTCTTGGGTGTCAGCGGCTCATTCATGGCAATCTCTCACCGGGGTTAAGTTTATTAGCAATCACGAGCCACATCGATAGGCCACAAACCATAATGCAATGCCGAAGAAGGACAGAAAGATCGCAGCCACCGATAGACTGCATGCCCAGTCTGCCGAGGCATGTCCTCCAGTCATGAGGTAGCAAGTTACGTCAATCGCTAAGAACATCAAGCAGCCTAATATAACAGGACCCATAATAAGAATCATTAGTATGCAAAGGACGCAGATCTCCGGACTGCCTTCCCGTTTATACGCCGGCAGGCTATGCGGTGCCAGGTTTGCTCCGTAGTAAGGCATTTAGGCGCCATCCTCAATCGGGGTTGAGTTACAGTTGGTGGACAGGGCTGGATTCGAACCAGCGTGCCTCGTAGGGACCAGATTTACAGTCTGGCGGTTTCAGCCTCTCACCCACCTGTCCTAACTCTCTATAGTGAAGCATCTTCAGGAGTCTGCCACCGACGTATTCCCGCAGCCGTCCCACGATTTGACGCAATCATGTATCGGCCAATCGCAGCGCACACAATGTCGGCCATTCGCTGTTCGCCAATAACTAGCGTATCTGGGATCTTCGATAGTTTGTGCGGCAGAAAGGTCAGTCTGGCCAACACTTTGTCTTTTTGTCCAAAGGAGAGATTGCCTCCACTATGGCTCGCAACTCTGATTACTCCCTCACGTCCTGGGAATTGGTAGTAAACAGACTCACTTTGCATTGAGACGTAGGCAACCTCAAAGCCTGCCATCTTCAGAAGACTTGCTGCCTCATCGCAGGCTTGCAGTGTCGTCAGGATGCGCCTTGGCTCTCTCATTTAACCGGGGTGAGGTTTACTTCTATGCCCCATGGCCACATGCGTAACCCGATACTCTTGTTCCGCGCTCTTGCGAGCGTCGGGAGCGGCGCATGCCACATTTCGCCGGTGTGGTTCCTAAGAACGACCATGAGGTTCGTCATAATCCGGTGTCTGGTTTGTTTCCTGTTGACAGAAACCTAGCCAATAAACTACATTGCGTCAAGAGGAAAGTTTAGGAGTCTGTAAATCAGGTGCCACGGAAGCCGAAAGCCAAGGATCAGCCGCCTCCCCGGCCGACCGAGGAGCCGCACAAAATGGGTTATGCCCGCGTCTCCACGTCCGACCAGGATTTGCGGATGCAGCGGGACGCCCTGATTGCTGCCGGCGTCGATCCACGGGACATCTGGGAGGAGAAGGTCAGTGGCACCAGCTTGTCCAAGCGCAAGCAGTTCCACTTCATGATGAAGGACGTTCGCGAGGGCGATATCGTCTATGTGTGGAAGCTGGACCGGCTCGCACGCAATGCCGTGGACCTCTACCAGACGGCTAAGCTGATTGAGGACAGGGGCGCTACGCTGGTCGTCCTGACCATGCCTGGCATGGACACCGGAACGCCCGTAGGCCGCGCCATGTTCGGCATGCTGGCCGTGTTCGCAGAGTTTGAGCGTGCCATTGCCCATGAGCGCACGATGGCCGGTCTGAGGGCGGCGCGGGAGCGGGGATGGAAGGGGCGTCAATCCAAGTTCAGCGATGACGAAGTGCTGGCTACCCAGCATCTCCCGAAGGCTGTGGCCGCGCGCCAAATAGGGATCACGCCGGCGGGATACGGTAAGCGGTTAGCGAAAGCTTTAGAGAACCGTGCGAAAGGGAAATCTGATGAGTGAGAAAGATACGACACTCTCATGCCCCCACTGCGGTGGATGGCTGATTAGCCGCGCGGCTAGTGCTTACAGGGACGCTCATTGGCGCGCGTCCGTCCTGCGGGAAGCCCCCAAGGAGGTCTGGGAGGCTTACCGAGCTGACGGCATCGGCTTGATGGATGCCCTCTCGATGGAGCTGTCCTATGCCGGATGAAGATCACCCAGACCGATCCCAGACGACCCAACACTGGACCAGCCGTTATTACGCAACGGTTCTGTCTCTAGTGCTGTCCTGGGGCTTCGTGTGGGGCATTGTCATTGGGGCACATCTCGAAAAGATTACGGAATTTCTGAATGACCGATAAATCAACCACAGCTTCAGTTGAGCTTGGTCGCGTGGCATTTAGAGAGTTCATGGAAGGTAATCCCAATCCCTTTCCGCTGGGGTCATTGGATAGGATGTGGTGGTGGTCGGCTTTCATTCGTGAAGCAGAGCGCGTGCGCGATGATGCGATTAATCAGTGGTCTATTAAAGAGGCAATGAAATGAGTTCGGCTGAACAGAGAGGGGGTGGACGATGAGTGCAGATCACCCAGACCGATCCCAGACGACCACCGAGGAGCATGACCAGGACGCCAAGGTGCATGAGGATTTGGGGCGGGCCAGCGTGACGCGGAGAAAGATCCGACCACGATCCGATACGACACTCATCAACCACGTGGCCGCTGCGCTTGCTAGGGAAGCTGGATGGGTAACGCCGTTGATGGAGATGGAAGCGGAATTTGTGCTCGGATATCAACGGCGAGCCCAAGCCGCGATTATCGCCATGAAGGACTGGGAACGCGAGCAACGGTTGTTTGGAGATCACCCCCATGACTGACAACACGACGATTCCGGAATTCCTTCGTCCCATAGCCCATGACGATGGCACCCTGGAGGGAACGCTGCCGGGAGATCGGGGCGGCTATGTCATCCTGCCGTGTGATAGCGGTCTGGTGCTGCTCGACGGAGTATGGACACCCTCGCAGCTCCGCGCGATTGCTGACTACGCAGAGAGCATTGGAGTTCATAATGCCCGATAACTCATCGACCATAAGAGAGGCCGGGGAATGGCATGCCCGTCACGAGCCTATTAGCGCTCTACTTCCAGACGACGGACAGCCCAGAGTGTTTGTGGAGAGCGACGACTTCGCGCACGATGTCAGGCTATATGTAAGTGGTGACTTTAAAGACGATGAACAGCGATTAGCATACGCGAACGAAATTGCTCGGCGCCTGAACGCCTGGGAGTCTCAGAATGGCTGAAAACCCCACCACCCACAAGGTCCGAGAGAATGACCCTATCTACCGCATTCGCCAACGCGAATCGACGGTCCAGATCGGATGGGTGCAAGGCAGGTTTCGGCATATCGATGAATGGATGACACGACTTGGGCTACATTCCAGGTCTCCACAGTTTCTATCCGAGCCCATCAGCGACGAGTCCCGCCGCAAAATAGACAATAGGCTCGCTAGCGTTCCGAGAATCAAACTATGAACGATCAGCCGACGCAAAACCCAATGACCCAGAAGCCTGAATGCATCCACATCGAGCAGTGGGCGCTGGACGACAAGGGAAACATGGCCTGGGAGTTTCACGTCTGGGGAGCCGACGACAAGGACCCGCTTGTCTGTGGAACAAGGCCAACACTAGTCCAAGCTATTGAAGCAACGTTGCAGTTCGTGAGATCACTATGAACAACAGACCTGATCGATCCGAGACGACCCGCGAAGATCTCATTGGCACGGGCATTATCCAGTGCTGTCCTGAATGTGGCCAGCCACTAGAGGGGGTGGCCATCAACATTCACGGTTCACTTCCCTACATTCGCCACATCAATGTGTCTGGGAATATCAGGGGGGCGATTCGCAGATCGGCGGGAAACAGCGAGAAGTTGGCGGTCGAGCTGACCAACATGATCGTCGGCCAGGAATTCCCTGTCGAGGAGATCGGCGACATCCTCGAATGTATCAGCATTTATCAGCCGACACCGATCCCTACCGAGGTCGTAGAGGCAATAAGGGTCCGTTTGAATGTCTGACAAGCGAAACTCATCGACCGGACACATGGATGAGCGGGAGAACCATATTCGCCGGCTCGCTATGATCATGACCAAAGCGGCAATACCGTCTCATGACTGCGAGGAATATCTGCGAAACCGGGAATACGGGCTAGCCCTGGCCGCTCTGGCAGAGGATGTAATTCATGGCCGATAATTCCCAGACCACCGCTAACTGGCCGGTTTGCGAGAGTTGCGAACACCCCGGAGTTTGCCGCCAAGAGGATGAGTGCCTGATCGACCATCATTCCCTCTATCGGATGGAACTACATCGCCAGCGTGAGATAGCCATGAAGGTCATTGAGCGCGATGCCCCATTGTTCAGGAGACTTGCAAAACGATGAGCCTAAACCCCACCACCGTCGAGCCAACCCTGGTCGAGCGCGTTGCGCGCGCACTATGGGAGACGGATTGCGCGCGCTGGGGCGACGCCGCGTGCGGGGATATGCCGCAGTGGGATACCGACGGGACGGCTTACATCGCTATGGCTGAGGAAGCCATTGCAGTCGTTAGACAATGGGACGCGGGGAAATGAGCGATCAGAACTCAACCACCCATCCCAGCCTTCTGTTCGAGGAAGCGTGTTTGCTGGATCGAGATATCGACGCCTGGCATGAACAGGTCGACAAGGAGGAGCCACTGGCGGCCTACCTCGTGCGCATTGGCTGGCGAAAGGCAAACCAGAATGGCTAACTCCGATACCACGGCCGATGATCTGACACACGACAAGGCGGTCGCCGGCGTATTGTTAGACTCCTTGATCCACATCCTGCCCTATGGGCTCCCTGCTGCTACGCTGCTGGACGTGCTTGTTCAGCAGCACGTCTCCAAAGGGATTGCAGCGTCTCTGATCAGGGAGGGATTGGGCAACGGCTCGCTGGTGCTGACCGACAGCATGAACATTGCAGGAGAGCATTCGTGGTAGATCAGCCCAATCAATCCGAGACGACCGAACCAAACGCCGTTGCCTTGTGGCGGAGTATGGGACGGCTCGCCCGCATCACAGGCGAACCATGCGAACCGCCGTCAGTCCTGTCCCACCTGAATGACGCCTGGACCGACGGCTGGAGGCAGGAAGATGCGAAACGGGAAAATCAGCATGACCGATAAACCCGCCGCCATCCCGGAACTGTCCCAAGTTCGGTTGCTGCGCCAAGTGGGACCTATTGCCGAAGGGAACGTCGGAACCGTTGTTCACGTCTATCCTCGTGGCGATGCCTACGAAGTAGAGTTCCGCACCGGACCAGAAGATTACGACTGGCACCTTGAGACATGTCCGCCGGATGCCGTGGAGGCTTTGAATGTCTGACGAGCGAAACTCCACCACCACCGGGATGGTGGTGTGGCGAGAGATAAAATTGTCCGCAAGGCAATTCTTTGCCCCCGTCATCTGGGTATGGAAGATCTGCCATGGCAGATAACCCAACCACCAGCGAGGACATTATAGAGCGCCTGCTCTACGTCGCGGAATGGGGCAGCACTGATCCGTGCAAGTTGTGCATCGATGCGGCGAACGAAATCGAACGGCTGCGCGCGACGCTACGCGAAATCCGCCGCGACATCGAGGAGTCCGCCGATGACGTTGTGTGGATGCGTGGCGGCATTGAGACCGTCTGCGATAGGATCACCGCAGCGCTTGGAGATCAGCATGTCCCCGAATGATACGACCCGGGACATGGACGCCTTCGACGAAGGGTATGACGCATTCGCGGATAACCACTTAGACTACGACGCATGTCCTTACCCTATCGGGACAGCCAAACGTAAAGAGTGGCTAAGGGGATGGGACTGCGCTTTGGACGATGCGGCGACTAGCACGTGGGAAGATTAACATGACTGATTCCCAGACCGCCGCAGTCTCAACGACAGACGACGACGGTGGATCTATCGAGCCTAGACCGGCAAGGTGGCTCACTGCGCCTGAAGTTCATTCCTTGGTTTGGTTCTCGATAGGGGCCGCGATGTCCTCTGTGGTGTGGATAGGCGTGGGCGCGCGTATCGCGATGGATCACCTATGTGGCCGCTGACAGAGCATGGGGAATCCGCATGACTGATTCCCAGACCACCACTTGCGAGTGTCCTGCGGGATGAGGTCCATTACCTACGCACAATACAGGCCGGGGCGTCCGCCACGCCCGCGTTATGGCCGATATAATATCCCGCCACCCCAGCTGGCACGGCAACCGCCACGCCGCCTACGACGCACCCAGCAGCACAGGCGATGATTATGTAGCGCCAGCGCTCGCCGCTGACGGAAGAGCGGATTGCCTGACGCAGCATTTCCGGCTTCCACGGATTAGCCAGGGCCGCCGCCGCCATAAGCGCGGTCAGCCTCTCCACCAGGATATGGACCGGATCGCCCGGCCGCAGCCCGCATTTGTGGCTGGCATCGTGGATTTCGGCAACGAGCGCCGTGATGTCGGCGCTGTTCAGGTTCTCAGCGCGACTGGCCACGCTGCACTACCAGCGGAAGCTGCTGCTGCGGTGATCGGGTCGGCTCCTGTTGGCGGATCAGCGCCTGCGTCGGCTGAGCTAGCTGCATAGCCAAGTGGCCTTTATGCAGCAAATTCGCAATCCACTGCTCAGTTCGGCGGTCCTGCTCTTCAGACGGCATCGATATCCTCCATTTCTCGGTAGAACCGCGACGGCATTACGCGGTCGATCAGTTCGGCGCGCTCCCAAGGCCTGACACGGTAGAGTTCCTTCAGCGGCTTCTCCAGGCCCAGGATCAGCTGCTGCCTGGGGTGTAGGTCGGCCAGCAGTTGATACGGGTCGATCAGGTTCTTGCTGATCTCGTGGGTGCCGACATTCTCGCCGCGCGAGATGCGTCCGCCGAAGCCGGTCCCGGCGGCAACGGAGCGGTTGAAACTGTCGTTCCGCGCCATCACGCCATGTCGGCCGCTGCTGTCGGAAATCTCCCGCGCCACGAGATGGTCGCGGATCTCGGTGTAGGACCGCCACGTGGCGCACTCAAACCAGGAGCGGCGTCCAGTGACGTCCCAAACTTCCTCCATGTCGGCCACGCTCAGCCAGTTCATGTGCATTGAGACGCGATAGCCGCGGCCATATTGCCGCAGATGGTCCAACGCCGTCATCCGGCCGAACAGCTTTGATTCGTCGATCTCGAAATGCACCCGCCCCTGCGGGACGTCACCGTCGGCGACGATCATGGCGTTGAGGAAACAGGCCATCAGCACCTTGACCACGGGAGGCATGGTGGTCACCGCGTCGAGCGGCACTTGGATAAATACCGCCAGCTTCTTGCTGACAATGTCGGTCGAGCGAATGGTATCGCCCGAGACCAGGGCGGCAAACGCCGGAATGGTCAGCCACGAGGTTTTCTGCGCCGCTTCCTTGAAAATCCCCGGCCACATTTCCTTTGCCTGCTCGGTGCCGACGATTTCCCCCGCCAAGTCGCGTGCCATGTGTGAGCGGGAACTAGCCTTGATCCCATGTAGCGCAACGATGACTGCGTCGGGCCCCTGGGAAAGGATCCGGCGAACGGTGGCCAGAGTCTTCGGTGGCGGCAGGACCACCGCGCCGGTTTGCTCATTGACCTCGGGTATGGACCACAGCACGTGGGCCAGCAGGCAGGCGACGAGGTCTCGCCCGGATAAATGGAAGAAGTCCCCGGTGTTGGTTTTGATTTGCTTTTCCGATGGATCAAACATCCAATTGACCGCAGTGTGGACGTGCATCTCGGCAAGCGGATGCTTTGGGTCGATCCAATCGACCACGTTGACCGATCCCGAACATGACGCCCAGGGATAGATCCGGCCCGTGCTGTCGCTTGGCCTAGGGTTGGGATTGAGCATGACAACACGGTAGCCCTCCCTTTCTTTGGCCTCGTAAAGCATCGGGCCAAGCTCGGCCTTGGGGTCGGTGACGACCATTGGCCCGAGCCAGTAGGCACATCGGGCGGCGGCCATCGAGGTCTTGCCACCGCCAGAGGTGGCGAATTCTAGCGACAGCCCATTGCGCAGTTCGCAAGTATCGAACAGCAGCTCGCCTTTGGCGGTCTGGCCAACCAGCTTGCCGCCATAGCTATATTTCGGGCCGTTGAAGATTTGCTTGGCCCGGTCGACTGTCATCCATTCGGCATGGCCGTGGTTGTCTGTCATGGCCCGCTCTGAGGCAATCGGGGGCCTAGCGAAAGAGCGGCGGATCCGTCGCATCGGGATACGCCTGATCCTAAAGTGGATAAGACACACGATAGCGATGATTGACGCCGGCGGTGCAAATACTGAGGCGAGAACCAAACCCCGCACCGGAACCGGCGCGCCGAACACGCGAATAACATGCTCCGGATAATCCCGATAATAGTCCAACAGCATGGTCGCATACCAATTATCTTCGCCGCCGCTGCCGGTTAGCAATACGAAAATATATGTCGCAGAGGCATACCATACGACTAACACGACGCAGACAATCAGCAGAGACATCCAAACCGTGCGGTCAATTCTACGCATTTAGTCCGTGTCCGTGGCAGATGGTGCTGAGCGCCGCTTGCGTGGCTTCTTGTCTTTGGCTCCCGGAGGTCGGCCGAGCTTCCTTCGCTGGCTGATCGGGGACAACTCACTCACGGCTGTCAAAATATCGTGCCGCACCGCAATCGCTGCACGCATCAGCGCGACGAAACTCTCCGGCGACAGGTTCAACGAGCCGCGGTGTTCTTGGATCAACCGAAAGAGCTTCTCGTCATCCATAGTTGGCCTCAAGCGAGGTCTGCATCCTTGAACCATACTTCGTCCACGTGTCGCTCTCCGCCCTCATCCAGCGTGAGATGTATCACCACGTCGATGAAAGCCTTCAGCTGCTCAGTGACATCCTCCGGCCGCACGCCTCTACCTTCTGGAGTTTGGCTTATCAGCACACGCAGGCGATGAAATACTCCCGCGCAATCGCTGGCATGGATCGTAGTGATTGCCCCTGTGTGGCCAGTCTGAAGTGCGATCATGAGGGCATTGGCAGTATTTCCATCGCGGATCTCTTGTATGAAGAGACGGCCGATACGCATTCTGAGAGCCGCATCGACGAGCTGTGTGGCCGTGATGTCTCCCTCCCTTGGATCCTTTTTACAGAACAGCGCGACCGAGTTCTGGTGCGGCAGATCTAGCAATTCCTGCGCGTCCTCAATGACGATCAGCCGGTCCTCTAGAGGGATCTCGCCAATGAGGGCTTTGCTGAGCGTGGTCTTCCCGGACGCAGTCTGACCACATGCTATGATTGTGCGGCGGCGCCTTACCGCGAGCGCGAGGAACTCGTCGAAGCGCTCGTCGCGGTATAGCTGCAATAGGTCCTCATCTCGATTGATCTGTCGCTTGGCGACGGCTCTTTTGAAGAGGCCCTTGGAGGCCAACTCCTTCATGGTCGGCCAGTCGCTGCTGCCGCGACGGATGACGAGGCATGGCCGACCCTGAGGAACACACGGATAGAATACGGCCTGCAGTCGCCTGGCTGCCTCCCCCGCGCTGTTCATGGCAATCGACAATAATGGTCTGTCGTGATGGATGTTCTGCCGCAGCTGTGCCGCCGCAACAATGGCAATGTCCTCGATGTCGTCCGCGTCGAGCCGCACATCGTGTCGCTTGTATGCACCACGCTCGAACGTCCATATGTTGTCGGGGGCGTTGACTAATACATCTTCGACAGAGGGGTTTCCCAGCCAATGACCGAGCGGGTCGAGGAGGTGGTCTAGGGTTACGCTCATTACTGGCTCCTGTATTTCTGGACCAAGGTGTAGGCTCCCCTCATGTCCAAATCGCGGACTACGAAGATCGAACACGGAAGTCCTTCGTCCCGCGTCATGACATCCGGTATCTGAATATACGAGCGAAGCAGCTCGTCAGCGGCACCCTGGCCTCCTTGTTGGAAGCTGTTGAAATTCAGATTGGTCTGACTGTTTCCGTTACCCTGCTGACGGCCAAGATATTGTGTCGCCATGTCGATGCCACCGCGGAACAGCGATAAGCCGAAAATGCCGCCCAGCTTTCCGGGAAATGGATTGAACAGATGCCTGTTCACATCGCCATCAACTCCCGTTTCGCCACGCTCGCTGGCAGCAGGAGAATTGACCGCGACACGAAACTGATGCGGCATCCCACGCGCATCATAGAGCACCGGTGTTGTGATATCCTGCCAAAGCACCGCAGCGCGATCTAAACCGTTTAGCAGCCCGTGCTGGATTGTGCCGAACACTTTGGCGCCCTTCGGCAGCAAGACGACGTCGCCGGTCTCGCCGCGTATCTCTTCGGGTATGATGGCGGTGACCGCCCCCGGAAGCGTGGTATTTATGCGCGTCTGCTGGATACAGCGCAGAATGCGACCTTCCTCGATGAGCCATCTAGGGTTGGGCAGTTCAGCTACGCGCGTGCCGTTCATTTTGGTCGGCTGTAGCGATGCCTCTAGGGCATCAGGGCGTCCACTGGGCGGTATTGCGTCTTGGTCACCCTCGCCGCCCGGCTTTCCTGCGGCCGC